CTCTTGGAGCTGTAGCGGGTTTAATCGATGATTCGTCTGAGGCGGGAAAATCTATCGCTTTAGCACAAGCAGGAATAAATACTTATCAAGGAATATCTGCAGGTGTTAAGCTAGGTTATCCACAAGCTATTCCAGCAGTTTTAGCGGCAACAGCAACAGGTTTTGGCGCGGTAAAAAATATATTATCAACAGAAATTCCTAGTGCTAGTGGAACAGGTAATGTTGGTTCAGGTTCATCAAGCATAGGTGGTTCTAGTTCAGGTGGAAGTTTTTTAGATGCAAGTGAATTTGGTTTACAAAACTTAACTTCTAGTAATTCAAATCTTAGTGATATTTCAGCATCAGGAAATAGTCAGGTTCAAAGTTCAATTCAAGATTCTTTAAATGGGTCTGAGATTGCAGATGCAGTTCAGCAAGGAGCAGAGGCGGGTGCTCAAGCAGGAGCAGAGGCGGGTACGTCTGATGGAATGACTAACCTAAGTGATAATTTATCGATAGCAAACAGTAGTATTTTTAACAACTAAATATGGGAGCTAAAAAAGATAGTTTATTTAAAAAACTAAAATCCTTGTCTTCTAATGGAATAAGTCCTACTCTCGAGGGGGAAAAGAATTTTGTTTTAAACATTCCTGAGATTGAGGAAATAGCTCGAGAGCGTTTAGATACTTGTAATTTTTGTGAAAATTTCAATAAAGAACCTATTAGTTTTTTTAGAATAAAAGACGATAGAATAATAGAGCTTAGTGAAATGATGTGTAATAATTGTGGTTGTGCTAGTCCTTTGTTGTTGAGGCAGAATCAAAAAATATGAGAAAAATGGGTACAGTAAAGTATGATTTCATAAAAACCAATATGTCCGTTTTAAGAACACTTGTTAGGACAGGAGATGTTTCGGGTCGTCTTCTATCTCAACTGTCAGTATATGAGGTTTATTTGTCTCACAAAGGCATCAAAAGCAAAATGGATAGGTATGCTAAAGTATCTGAGGAAACAGGAGTGTCTGAAAGATATGTAATGGATTCTGTAAAATCAATGATTAAAGAAGTTGTGGTTAGGTAAGTATTTATTATATTTACAGTTCTATGCTTTAGTAGGTTTAGAGTTCATGTGAGGGCATGATTATTCAATGGTATAAAAGAGTTGTCTTTAAAGGTGGCTCTTTTTTTATGTAAAAAATATAAAATATAAAAATATTTGGTCAACTGAAAAAGTTTTGTATCTTTGTGTATATTAATCTTAAAAACAGTAATCATGACAGAAGACAATAAGTACAACGGAAAAACAGGATTTATTTTTGGAAAAGGCTACCAAGAATTAATGAAGAAGCAACTGGATTCTCTAAGCATTATCGAAAAATATGATGAAGACGAGGTTGAGGATAAAATAAGCCAATGCGAAATTGACTCAGCTAATGAAATGCTAGCAGATGCAATGCAAATGATTCGAGAAGCAAGGGAACTTGTTATCGAAGCAATGGAGAGAAAAGGTCTTTGTAATTCCAATTTCGAGGCTTACGGACAATACGGATTCAAGCAGTTGCTTGGCGAGGGCAATCCATTCGACAGTAGTATTAATCATTTAATAGAAAAAGAATAATGATGACACATTTTTTAGAACACTTAGGAGTTACATTAGAAATCGTTGGAGACTATTGCGCAGGCTCTTACGGAAGCAGGGAACAACCTCCCGAACCGAGATGGTTTGAAATCGAGAAAATCCTTATTGGAGAGTTCGATGTTACGGAGCTATTAGAAAATGACAAAGAGCATTTTGAACTATTAATCGTGAATGAATTTTATTCTTAAAACAAACGCATTAAAACGCATTAAAATCAATTTAAAATTATGGCATATATAGATATAGAAATTGAAGACTATTTGCACGAAGTTGGAACTCTCGACTTAGTAAACGAACTCAAAGGTCGTCTTAAACGAGCTAAGCGTAGAGACATGGATTCTGTTAAAGAGTTTATTTCCGATGTTCTGTCTGAGTGTTCAAAGGAAGAATTGCTAGGAGAGTTATGTAGTACTAAACGGTTATCCATTATTCAAAGTGGTTTGCTAAATGAATTTATTGAAAACCTTTAAAATTAAATAAGATGAAAAACAACAGAGACAATTCAGGAATAGTATCATTATCTGAGAACGAGTTAAAAGCATTAATCTGTTCATTCATAGCCTTGTGGCATTACAAAGGAAATCTTCCTGATGTGCCTGACCTTGATACAACAATAAAGACCACAGGTTTAGTTAATTCGAGAATCGAAATGATGATAGAACATATGTATAAATTAAGGGTGGATAGAGCTATGGATGATTGATTCATAAAATAATAAAATGAAATCAAGTTAAAAATATTTGGTCAACTGAAAAAGTTTTGTATCTTTATGTATATTAATCTTAAAAATAATAATCATGACAACAGATTTAAACACTTACATCAACATCTCGCTTGAAGAATACAAGCAACTTTTAGCTATAAAGAACCAGACTAAAGAAAGGCTTGATTACAAAAAAATGGAAAATCCTGATTTTTGGACTTTCGCTACCGACCAACTTGACGATAGAAGCTCAATCGCATTGAATATATTAAGAAAAATTTAATCATGGAGAACCCAATAGAATCATATCTAAAAAATATGCTCAGTCTTAATTTAAATAAAGGTCAGGCTGAGTATTATAAATTCATTCTCGAGAACGGGAAAGAATACACAGAAGTATCTGACGAGAAAATTAATTACGACGTATTCGACATAATTCAAAAAGGTTGTTTTAGGAACTCATTACTTTATGGTCTCACTTCTAAATCAAAATACATTCAGGGATATTATATCACAGAGACTATTGGTATTCCTTTTGAACACGCATGGAATTTAAGCGAAAACAAAATCGTCGATACAACTGCAGATAAATTTTGCTTAAAGGTCTTATTCCGTTTCGGAGTAGAAATCCCTAGAAACGTCTTATACGACTATTTAAACACTAATCAGGTAATGACTGCTTTGCAGTATTACTATACAGAAACTTTAAAAACTAAATAATTATGAAATTAGGTAAATTAAAAGAGAATGTCTTACAATTCAAAGACGAGAGTGGTAATGTTAATATGAACATTGAATCCTTAGGTCAAAATGATATAAATTTTTTGGTTGGTAAGAATGGCTCGGGGAAAACTTTGGTGCTTATAAATTCATTTGCTATGACTGTTATAGCTAAAGGTTTCTTAGATATTAGAGCAAAAGGTTCAAAGCCAAAAATGGAGTTTTATGCTCAGTGGGTATTAGATAATTCCTATGAGCATAATGATTGGACTGGTAAAATGGGAGCAGTTTGGGAGAATGGAAGTTTGTCGGTTTGGCTAGAAAAAGGAAAAGTAACAACTGTTCAAGCTGATATAAATGATGAAGTTATTTCGACAAGTAATCCTATGTTTCTGTCGAAAAACATGAGACTATTTAATTCCGTAAATATGTACTTTAAACTAAGAGGTGCTATCGGCGGGGTAGCTTATCGTTTAGATGAGAAAATGGCAGAGAATATGCTAGAGACTTATAGGTTATATGATTTCATGTATGCCGAAAGATTGCTAAAGTCTTTGTTAAAAGGGGTCGATGTTTCTGAAAGATTTAAGAAATCATATATAGAAATGACAGAGGAAGCTGAAATGCCTTTCGACAAACTGTATTTAGATGTTGTAAGACGAGAGGTTTGGTGTCAAAAAGGAGACAACAAATTCCCTATTGTAAAGTTTGGAGCAGGACATCAGGCTTTATTTACTATGTTGTTGTGTCCTGACTTAATGTAGAGTATTAATTAAAATCAAAATAAAATGAAGTACGCACACACAAAACCTGAAAGCGTAAAGGCTTTCACAAAACTAATTTACAGGTTACAGTATTGTTCAAAAAACCAAGTGAAAATTAACTTGTCTTCTAATATTGTCAAACTTAAAGGAGTTCCAAATTATTGCTACACAGCTTTAGTGGAGACTGATGTTATCACAAATGTCGGAAGAAATAGTTATAGATTTAATGAAGATGTTTATGATATCATGCAACCTAACGCTGTCGAAAAACTATTAGAACATGGGTTTAATATTCGACAGGCAAAAAAGAAAGAATACCTAGATAGAAAGAAATCTGAGGTATTAAAGCCTTTTGAATTAGATTCGCTTTCTGATGCAATTAAAGATGACGAACCGAAAGAAAAGGTTATTGAGAAATATGATGTTTTTAGCGATTTACCTGCAGACGGAAAACATGAACTTAAAGGCAAGTTAGAAATTGGTTTGGGTGCTTTACCTTTCGCTATGAAGAACCTTTCTAAAAAGCACCTTATTTTCGCTCTAAACAACAGCTTCGAGACTTTTAGGGGTTATGTTCTTGTGCCTAAAGAATATTTTGAAGAATTTACTTCAATTAAAACTAGAAAAATTGAACTATATTTACATTTGTAATATGGATAAAGTTATAGTAATTCACGACAATTTTGAAAACAGAATGACTCTTAATGAGTGGTTATGTTTTATTAGGAAATATAAACCAAAATCCCAATTTATTAATAGCAATTTTTTTAAACATAAGACTGATGCGTAGTTAGTTTTATATTTGGTTTTTTTCGGGAACTCAGCAATTAATTTTGTTGGGTTCTTTTTTTTTGCAAGAATTTCTACAAACGAGAATTATGTAATTATATCTAATATTGTACTTAATGAAAGGAATCATAAACATTAATGGCGATATAGGAACTTTTGAATCCAAAGGAGAACTTTTCGAGGGAGTAAGTTTGACAGATGTAATTTCGCAGGTTAAGAAACAGAAAGATGCTACATCTTTTGATGTTGTGATAAATTCTGTCGGAGGCTCAGTAAAGACTGGTCTTGATATTTACAACTACCTTAAAGGACTACCACAAACAATTACTACAATAGGCGAGGGTGTTGTTGCAAGTATAGCAACAGTAATCTTTATGGCGGGAGATGTTAGAAAGGTTCAGAAAGGTGTCTCATTTATGATTCACTTACCGTCAGGAGAGATTGGTGGAACATCTGATGAAATTCAAGAATACCAAAAAATAGTTCAGAAAATAGAAACCGAAATGATTTCTTTTTACATGAAAGAATTGGACTTAGATAAAACCACAATAAAAGCATTACTAGAAGACGAGACTTTTTTGACAGAAGAACAACTCATGTCTTTGGGTCTTATTACTGAGCAACCCGAAACTTTGGTTGCTAAGATATTTTTCAACAAGGATTTTAAATTTAAACAAGATAAAATGAAAACTAAGAAAAAAGGCAAAACCGTATTAGACCAAATAAAGGCTTTAATTAAAGGCGAAATTTCGGGTAAAATGATTTTTGATGCCAACCAAGCTGAGATTGTATTTACTGATTTATCAGAAGATGCAGAGCCAGTAGTGGGAGACATGGCTACTGTCGACGGAAAACCTGCAGACGGAGATTACGTAATGACTGACGGAACTACTTACAAGTTTGTTGAGGGTAGTTTAACTGAAATTGTTTTCGCAGAAGAAGATGACGAAGAAGAAGTTACTGTTGAGCAATTGGGAGCTAAATTAGAAAGTGTTCAGGCTAAGTATAAAGCATTGAAAAAGTCTAATAAAAAACTTGTGGCTGACAAAAATTCTATTACTGCTAAGTTAAAGCAAAAAGAGGGTGTCCTAGCTAAGATTGTGAACATGAAAGTTGACGATGTTAACGAACATGATAAGCGACAAAGACAAGACAAGAAAAAAACAAAAGAAGTCTCTAGAATTTCTAAGGCTTTAAAAACAATTCGTAAGTAAACTAGAACTAATCTATAAACTATAATTAATATCTTTTAAAATGGCATATACTGATAATTTTACAACTGCATTAACCGATTTGGTTGATAGCATTACTTCTGCCGAGAAACTTGAAATTAGTAATTTACTTTTCGAGAAATCTTTTGAGAACGGAAGTATAACAGAGGAACACGAAGTTGTTACCGATGTTAGAACAGGACAAATAGTTCCTATTCTTAAAGACCAGCCTAATCCTGATTCATTCCCATTCGTTGACGAGACATCATGTGCTCCAACAGATTGTGATGTTGCTCAAGAGTTTTCAAGTAAAACTTGGGATATGGGGTTAATTGAGTGTCGTGTTCCTATTTGTTTGAGAACATTTAGCGAAGACTTTTTAAGATTCTTTAATCAGTATCGCCACACTCAAGAGGGAGAGCCTGATTTGGATTCTGCAATCCTACAATTTATCACCGGTAAATTCACGAAGAATCACTTATTAGCTGAGTGGAGAACATCATGGTTCGCAGACACAGCTTCGGGTAGTGCTTTGTATAATGGATTCGACGGTTTCTTTGCTCAAGCAGATGCTAATCCTGAATTAGTTATCGGTATTGCTGAAAACGGTGGAGCTACTTACGCTTTACAACAAGTCGACGGTGCTGATGTTTATGCTTACTTGATGTCGTCTTACGATTTAGCAACATTACAACCATGGTTTGACCCAAGTGTATATGAGTTTAGATTAACACGTTCATTGAGTTTGCCTTTGGTTGCATGGTTAAATAAACAAGGAAATTTAGCTCCAAATAACTGTAACTGTATTGACCCAAAGTCAGCAGTCGCTAGACCTGATTATGTAATAGAGGGATTATTCTTTAATGGAATACCTGTAAAAACTGTTCAGGCTTGGGATACTGTAATTAACTATTCAGCTACATTGAATGGCGGAGGTGGTGCGGCAGCTAGAGTTAATCCAAACAGAGGTATTCTAACTTACCGTTCTAACTTATTAATTGGAACATCTGAAACTGATGCCTTGCAGTCATTTGATATTTGGTATGATAAGACTGATAAGAAAGTTTATATTGAGGGTAGTTCTTACTTAGGAGCACAGATTCCTATGGACGAGTACATCTTATTAAACGGAGTATAAGATTATCAAATAATCTTTAATTTAAAAACGAGAAAAAATGGCAGTAGAGAGTATTTGTGCAAAGTTGTTTAGTGGCTATGATGCTGATTGTGTAAACGCAGCAAGACGTTATTATCAACAAGCAGTAGTGATTAATAAAACTGATATTGAAGTTTATGCAATTACCTTACCAACGACTGAACCTGATGTTTGTAATTACAATGTTACATTCACTTTAAAGGTAGGAGCAACAGGTTACTTGTTTAGAGGAAGTTCTGCAGGAAGTTCGTTCTTAGGAAGTTATAGCAAAACGAGGTCTGATTTAGGTCAATCTCAATACGCTCACAATGTAAACCTATTGGTTTTAGGGGTTGACGAGGCTAGTAAATGTGTTCTTAACGCTTTAGATAAAGGATTGTTCGTGGTTGCCTTGCAACTTACAGACGGTACTGTCGAAATCTTTGGAATGGAGAATGGAATTACAACAGGAGACTACGACTACAACGTGCAAGAGGGAGGTGGTGGCTCAGTCATTCCTATGGCTAGTTTAGATGTGTCTCCTGAGAATAAGATTCCTTTAGTGTATAAGTCTGCAGTTCTTGACGGAGAGAACGCTGATTTTGATGCTTTATTTGCTAATGCATAATCAATTAAATTTGTATATTAGCTCGAAATAGATTCGTAATGACTAAAGAGGAATTGGCTAGTTTAAGCGCTAGAGAGGTTCGGGGTAATGAAAAACTAATGCGACTTTATATTGAAGAATATAAGGTCGTTTTCGGTTCAGAACCTAAATGTGTTCCTTGCGCATTTAATAATGACTTTCAAAAGTTTAAAAACAAAATTAATAACAACAAAAGATTAAACGTTATGACAACAACAGTAGATTATGTTTTGCACCCAAAATTCAGAAACAACATTCTTACCTACACCAAAGACAAAAGAACTTTTAGGCTTTATGGCTATAAAGTAAACGACCAGTTTGCGGAAGAATTTATTACAAATGGTTCTTATGAACAAATATCAGAAAAAAAGAAAATGTTTTTAAAGCTACCTAGCTATATTTCAAAATCTAAAACGTCTTCTACGTCTCCAAAAGAGATTAAAGTCTTTAAATCGTCTGAAAAAGGTGTAGAATCAACTGAAACTGCTAAAAAAAATGACGATGTGTCATTGGAACTAGCAAAAGAGTACCAAGAAGTGTTTGGAAAGAGAGTTTACTATCCATGGGGAGCTAAGAAAGTTCAGGAAATGATTGCTTCTAAAAAAAATAGTCATACTAATTAAATAGTTTTAAAGTGAAGATAGGAAAAAGGATAAAGGCTAAGTTGATTGAACTTTTTTCTCGAGAGATTGAGTATGTCGAAAGTGATGATTACTATTCTAACGGAAAAAACAATCTGTACCCTTATGAAATTGAAAAAGTAACATCAAGTTCATCAACAGCTTCGAGAGCAGTTTCGGTTGCAGTAAGGTTTATCTCAGGAAAAGGATTTAGAAGCAGAGAGGGTTCAACAGAGAATAATTCGTTTTCTGAAACATTTATAAACCGACTTAGTATTTTTGTTAATCAGCTTTCTTTAAGTTTGTTTGTGCAAAGCGGAGCGTTCATCAAGGTTTATTATAAATTAGATTCTGACGGTAATTTAGTTGTCGACAAAAGCAGGTTAAAGATTATAGACTATGTTAAATGTAGAGTTGGTAAAGACGATGACAACGATAATCCACCTATGGTTTTTGTAAAAGATTTTTTAGATGTAGGAAATAAGGTTTCTGCTAAAAATAAAATTAAGAGTTACTATCCATTTAATTCTGACGAAAACGTTGTTCTTAGTCAAATAAAAAAAGAGTGGAAAGATAGAAAAGACAAAGGAGGCGATGATGATGTAGTTGATGTCGCCACCATGATTAAGAACTTCTCAGGACAAGTTCTGTATGTAAACTTAACTCCACAGTATATTTATGCTTTAAGCCGATTTGATTCTGTATATGATGATTGCGATACTGAGTATAGAATTGCACTTTATACAAACACTAATGTTCGAGAGGGATTCTTAGGAAAGACAGCAGTTGTTACTGCAGGATTAGATGATGATACCAGTGATAAAGTTGTAAGTGATTTAAAAAAATGGCTCGGTGCTGAAAACTCAAGCAACCTATATCACTTAGACGTTGACGGAGTAACAGAAGTTGATAAGGTTATAAAAATTATTCAGGTAAAAGCTAACTATGACGAGAAGTTGTTTATTGAAACAGATAAGAGGATTCGTCGAAACATTCTAGGAGCTTGTAATAATCTTCCTGAGCCTTTGATTTACGCAGGAGAGGGTTCTTTATTCGGAACATCTGCAGAAACTTACTTACAGATGAAATATTTTTTCAATGAGCAAACTGAATCAGAAAGATTGATTATTGAAAACACATTGTATAGATTTGGTATAGAATTAGAAATAGTTCCATTAATAACTGCAGAAGATTTAGAAAAAACGACTGATACACATAAATCTAAAAAGAAGAAATAATGGATGAAGTTGATATAGTTTTAGAAAAAATTGATTTTGCTTTTTTGGGAGACGTAGCTCAGAATTGCGATTTAAACAAATTGAATATAGCGGTAAACGAGGCTGTTTATTTTGATATGCCAAAACTATATTGTGGCACTTTTGGTTTTGTTGCTGAAAATTGGAATAGTAATGAAGAGTTATGGACTACATTAATTACGGGTGTTGGTTTTGATACCTGTAATTCAGCTCCAGCATATAATTTAGGTGCAAAAAAAATACTAGCCTATTACGCTTACTCTCGATACATAATTATTAACGGTTTCAACGATTCTCCAATTGGTCAAGTTCAAAAGCAAAACGACTTTTCTATACCAAAATCATTTACTGACTTAAATGCCTTTAGCAATAAGTATAAAGCCATGGGTAAACAGGCATTTCAATTTTTAAGAAGTTATATAACTGTAGGGAAAGAAAAATACGAGATGTTTAAGCCTATATTTACTTTGGATTGTGGTTGTGTTGAAGTTTGTCAAAAGAAAGGAGATGTAGATACTTATGATGATACAACTATAAAGTTCAGGTCTAGTATAATTAAAAAATATTAATATGTCTTGTCTTAGTTTGCTTAGTGGTTTTGATTTGACTTGTGATGTTTTCGAGAGAAGATATTATCAAAGTATAGTTCTAATAAATAAAG